ATAGGGAATTTTTATATAAGCAGAAATAAAATACTTTTTATATGGTGTCAGAGAAATCCTATTTGTACATGACACACCAGAATTTTGAACTGCTTGCTTAGTTATTTCTAGACAAGTACCCCCAGAAAAATAATCAGACGTTATTCTCTGGATAGAGGAATTTTTTGAAATCCATCCACTCAATAAATCTTCTTCAAAGGAGCCGTTATCGATTAGATTGTATGTGTATGATGCTGGTCCAATAACTATACTGGTAGGAATAAAATCTACCATTTTGTCGAACTGAAAATCGCTACCCAGATCTACTGTTGTAGACAGATCATCTATATGAAGAATAATATTTTTATTAGAGTAAACTACATTGCAATAGTGTTGTCTACTCCAATCGTTAATCTGTACAAAATCTCTGTTCCCCAGATAATCTATATAAACCTTGTCATTTTCAATATATACATTTATAAATGCACCAATTTTTATTAACTGGTGTCTAGATGAGGGTGGAGTTTCTAGTGTAAACCAAAATTCTACCGACCCAGGCTTATTCTCAGAACCATTGATAAATAATTTATAATTATTTTCAATTTCAATAGTTGCGTCTTTATTTAATCTAGTAGAGTATTCTCCGCCAAAAATTATTGGCTTGCTTAACTGATAATTTAATGACCTTAAGATTGCATCATTTTCGTATTGTTCATCATACATTGAATATAATGGACCCTCAAAAAACTGTATGCCGTCACATAAAACAATATCTGATGATAATCCTGTTCCAGAAACAACTCCCCAAGATGCAAAGTAGTTTGTTGAAACCCCTACAGGTATAGTTTCTGTATGATATATATTTGTCCACTCAGTATTTGATACTTGAAAAGTTTCTCCAAATCTTACTGGCTCTGAAAGTGTTGAACCACTCTGAGTAGTAAAATATTCTATTCTAATTTTTGCATCTCTAGAACCAGAAGTATTTTTAACTCTTGCCACCATTGTATATGTTCTTCCATATGACAACTGTATTCTTGAACCTGGGGAAATTTTAAAACCTGATTCAGAAGAAGAAGAAGGATCTATTTGTAGACAGGCCGCGCCCGACCAAGAATCGGTAGTTACTCTTGATATACTAGTGTCAGTTAGAGCAGTCCACCCAGAAGTAGAAGTTTCTATAGAATATTGGTTCTCTGTAAGTAAATTTTTTCTAGATATTTGTGGATTACTCCAATACCCCAGAGGTCTATCTGCTAGAACTATATCTGAATATGGCATTTTATCAACTACTTAAGTTTACAGTTATCAGAAAAATCTATTCCACATACACCACATATAATAGGCTGAACTACTCCATCAATAGATGGAGCGTCAAAAACTACTCCGCTGTTGCCGCATCCTTGTGTGCTGCAGGCACCCTCATGAATTATTTGAATATTCATTATCCGTAAGAACTCCCTGATGACATTTGCGTTGCTAAAATATCTACTATTGCTTTCGTTATTATTCCTCCGCCAGTAATAGTTGAAGATGGCGCATTGTTTACAACCTCTAGTGATACGGATGATGAAGTAACTGAGTATGGTGTAAATCTTGCATATGCCATCCTAGAGGCAGAGCCATCATCAAAATTTTGACAGATAACTACTGGTGGATTTGTGAATCTTCCTGCTGGGAAAGTTACTGTAACAATTCCTATAGCAGAGGCATCTGACGAAGATGCCAATGATCCAGTCCATGTACCTCGTACAGTTGCTGTAGCAAATGCGTATGCTGCTACTGAACCATCTACATATCCCTTAGTGGCAAGGTGTGTGCTTAGAGTTGGCTGTGCAGCAGTAATATTACCAGAAACAGTAATGTTATTAGGCAATGATATTGTCGCCACTCCATTAGATGATGAAACAGATATTTGATTAGTTGTTCCACTTACAGAAAGAATTCCAGTATTATTTATTGTTACTGATTCTCCAAGGGACACCTCTCCGCCGCCAGAGAGTCCAGATCCTAAAATAATATTTATAGAATTATCTAGTGTTCCAGCAGCGACAGAATCAACATACTGCTTTGTTGCAGCGTGAGAATTTTGAGTAGGTGCTGATACTGTAACCGTTCCACTAAATGAAGCAGATGTTCCGTTTAAAATACCAGTCAAGGTTCCACCAGATAGTGAAAGATAACTAGATAAAGAAGTAGATATGGTTGAGTCTACATAAGATTTTGTAGAAAGATGTGAATTGCTAGTAGGATTTGCGGCAGATACTGTTCCAGTAAATGATGCTGTGGTTCCGCTAAGTCCTCCTGAAAGGATTCCTCCAGACAATGGAAGAAATGTAGTATCTACATATGATTTAGTTGAATATACTGTTGTGTCTAAAGACCATGAACCAGAAGAAACCTTCTTCAATAATCCGCTTGTATCCGTTATTCCGGCAATTGATGTTAGGTCTGAGTCAAGTGGCTGTTTCTGTGACAGCGCATTAGTTACTGTAGAGGCAAAATTTGCGTCATCGCCTAGTGCTGCAGCCAATTCATCTAATGTATTTAATGCAGTAGGTGCAGAATTTATAATATTAGTTACTGCCGCAGATACAGCAGAATCTACATAATTTTCAGTAGCAATGTCTGCGGTAGCGGGTAGTAGATCAAAATCTGTCTCTAACTGACCAATTCTTGTTTCGTATCCAGTAAGAACGGACGCTATATCATTATGATCTTGTATGTGACCTGAGTCACCAGAAACCCTAATTGGAGGAATTGGCATAAATTTATTATATCACTATATGCTATTTGTACGAGAATACTTGTCGAATATCTTTTCCACAACGATATGCTGGATTAAGGTCACGCAAATTTATTTCCCTTAGCCCATTCTTCTCTTTGCTGCTCTTGTTCTTTTCTTATGTTTTTTATTTCTTCTTCCCACTCTAACTTTAACTGCTCAGAATATTCTGCATCACTATAATCCCAGAAGGAAACCATAGTGTATCGGGTCCCTTGGGTTATTTCGGAAACGCCATGTATGTTTTCTACCCCGCCTGGAAAACATATTAAAGAATATGCATTAGGCTTAAATGATATATCGTGTTCTGGAAAATAAAGTTCTCCACCTTCATAGTCATCATTTAAGTATAAAATTGCAACATACTTATTTATTTGAAAAGAGTTTGGATTGCCGTCAAAGTCTGAGTTGTCTGAATGTACTGATGCAAATCCTCCTACATCCCATTTTTGTGCATGAGATGTGTTTGGCTTTACTTTTTTATAAAAAATTTTTTCTATTGCCTCTTGAAATTTTAAACTAATAGATGGAAAAAAATTTCTGTCTAGATTAAATTTATCTAGATCTTCATCTCCTGGCATTAAGCCCATGCCAGAAGATCCATAAAATGCTATTGGACCCCACATGTCCGCTTTGCACTCAAAGTACTCTGTCATTGCTTTTGCGGTATCTGGAGATACAAAGTTGGGGATCTCTATAATTCTATTTTTTTCTACACCTAATCTACTTTTTTCATTTAAATTTTCTTCATCTTTATAAATTATGAAATTTTTTTCATCGATATTTTCAATTATACTCATGGCTTCCTATCTCCCGTATGCTCCATTATCGTCCAAAAGAAGGGGACTGTATATCTAATTCCAGACTTTACCTCTCTAATTCCATGTATATAGTTCATATCTCCAGGGAAAAAGTAAGCAGCACCCTTTTTAGGCTTAAATTCTATTCCTTGATTTGGGAAGTATAGTTCACCGCCTTCATAATCATCATTAATATAAAAAAGTCCAGCAATATCGTACCAGGGAAAACTGTTAGGCTTTCCTGCGTCTGGCCCTTCGTGCAATTCCTTGTCTGCATGAGGCATCTGAAGTTGTCCTGGCAACCACCTGACCATTGCTGGAGTAGTTGGATGTGCATCTACATTAAAGAAGGCATCCACTTCTTTTTTTAACCTATCTACCATTTCTTCAATTGTATCAACTATAGATGGGTCTGTTTTTATTATATTTGGATAAGTTACAACCCTATCTACCCAATAACTATGATCATATGTAACAGTTCCATTTTCATTTATGTCGCTTTCGGTTACATCCCAAATTTTGTTATTTCTTATAAAATCATTTAATTTAACTATTTCTTCATCTAAAATAAAATTTTCTATAGTTACAATATTAGAAGCATCTTGTCCAAAAAAGCCGGAGGGAGTCATAGATACTGGATCTCCCTGTATTCTATTTCTATCTACCATTACACATACTTCCTTCTATGCCATACTTCATTTAAGTATACTCCGCCATTAGGGACTCTGTATTTTATAGAGTTTTCTATTATTCTATTTTCCATGGAAAATGGATCAACTACCCTATGACTATGTTCCCAATCTTCTCTTTTAAATGGGAAAAGTTGTACATATGGAGTTCCTTTAGATATTGTACCAGACCAGTCCTTTGGTATAAAAAATGGTATAGTGCCAGGAATATCTATACAGTCTGAGTCAACTACGCCAGAGGTATTCAAGAACGGTAGATCAAATCTATTGAATGGCTGAGAAAATAAAACACTATATCCTTCTGGAACGGAGGGCATCCAGTCTGGCCACCATGCAAAGTGCTTATCTCTATATCCTATTGGACTTTCAAATCCCGGCATCTTGTCTCTGTAATGAATAAAATCTTGATATTTAGGATCAGAAATATTTACATAAAGTTCTCCATCCTCTTCAACAAACTCTATATCGCAAGGTGTTTTTAATACATAGCCAGTTGCAAGAATATCGTATATTGCTGGGCAGGCTTTCCATGAAGGTATCTTTCCGCCATCCATTCCAATAAAATCATTACCTTCCCCGTCTTTTGCATATCTATCTGCCTTTAAATACCAATCTGGTATTTCTTTAGATGCTGGACCAGGAGCGCTTATGCTTTTTTTGTTTAGCCAGGTACGACTTGGGACAAATTCTATTTTATTCATACTCCACTCTCATGGTTATTTTTTTAACTTCATGCTCACCTGTTTTGTTTCCATTATGGTCTATAGCATTTCTATAAAAATGTGTCCACTCTCCTCTAGAATTCATTTCTTCAGAAACTGCCGCCTTTTCTTTATTAAATATGTGCCACTCCTGAGAATTCATAAAGTCTGGATTTTTATTTTTAACAATTAATTCAGTATTATTAATTTCAGATAGAGATATTGGTAATAATGATGCTAGTGGTGTTCCTTTTGGAATAAAAATTTCTTCATCTTCTTTTGTTACCATCAAAGATATGGGCAGTTGGTTAGATAACACAGAGGTACTTATTATTGTACTAATACATTGTACTCCGTCAATAAATACATTAGGGGGAGGCATGGTTAATATAGAAATATTTTTTTCTGGAGAAAAAATAATACCCGTATCAATGCTTACAGTTTTATTTGCCCTTCTGTTTGAAACATTTATATTTTCGGTAATTATATCTACATAATTATTAGCACTTTCACTTTTTAATGTGAACCTAATATCTTCCTTAAATGATATTGACCATCCCAGTCTATTTGCCATTGTTAAAGGAAAACATTGGTATGCATGTTTATCAAAGGTGGCGTCCATCCAATCTCTGTGTGCTGGCATCTGCTCTATAACACACGGAGACTCTTGATTTATGTAAGCAACTGCTTTCATCAACTTCCGGTTTCTTGATAGAAATTATAATTATGAAATTTATCTGAATAGTCCAACATTGTAACAATAGAATATTTTGTTCCACTTACAACTGGTAATGATTTATGTGGATACATAAAGTTAGAGGGGAATATAAAAAGGTCCCCTGCTCTTGGCTTTATTTTTAGTTTTTGTAGTCTAAATTCTAACTCTCCGCCCTCATAATCATCATTAGGATATCCCACTAGTGAAACTACACAATTATAAGAATACCCATGATCTGTATGCTCCTGAAAATGTTGCCCTGGACCATACTTAACAAAATTCATGGCTTCCCAGTATCTAACTTCACCAATATTAAACGATCTACAATAATTTTTTACCGCAGGAAGTTTTAAGTCATACAGTTCTTGCCATAAATTTTTTAACTTTTCTCCAGAGTCAGAAGTATCATGCTGTATATCACTTTTTTTATATTTAAAGTCAAAGCAGTCTCTGTACTCTGGCATTTTCATTCCGTAGCCGACCATAGCCTCTTGATAAAAATACATGTTAGAAGAATCATTGAGTACTTCTTCTACTTTATCAATGGAGTGCTTAGGAACTAAGTCTCTGTACACAAAAATTCCAGGCCCGACCTGATCTACTGAACTCCAAGTTTGCTTATCGTAATGATAAAAATCCTGTATTCTTTTATTTACATCATCTTGATTCTCTTGCACTCTACACCTCTCAATTTAATAAATTAATTTTTCATTGACTAAGTTGTAGTCAAAATACTTCATTCTTCCCCTAGAATTATAATCACTCATAACTACTAATGAGTATTTTGTTCCACTTATTATGGGAAGGGATGCGTGTTCATAAATATATGTTGATGGGAAAATAAATAAATCCCCACGTTCTGGTTTTACCTTAAGATCAAATCTGGGGAAGTATAGTTCTCCTCCCTCGTAATTGTCATTTAAATATCCAACCATAGAAACGGTTGATACATATGCTGGTCCGTGATCAGCATGAATATTAAAATGTTTTCCCTGACCTTCATATTTTACAAAATTGAAGACTTCAAAGTAGTTTACCTGAACTCCCCAATATTGACCATAGTCCTGAGCGCATGGTAATAAATGCTGAAAACTTTTTTCATGTACTTCATACAATTCATTATTTTCATTATTTATTTCTCCAAGGCAGCCGTGCCCGATTTTAAAATCCACGCAGTTTCTTGCGTCTAGAAGTGGGTCTTTTGATTCAGTAACCATGGCATTTTGCCAACTATATAAAGAATTATTATTTAATTTTTTTTCTAAAGTTTCAATAATATTGATGCATAATTCTTCAGGAAAACAATTTTTATATACATTAATACCTAGTGCTGGGTTTTCAACAATTATGTTGTTTGATATGCTTCTAGGACTTTTTCTACTTCTATCTGTTTCTGAGCGATCTTTGTTATGCCAATCATTCATTATTTTCCTTATTATTATATACCACGCAGTCCTGAGAAATATAGAATTTTTCAGTATCACATTCAATTATATAAGAATTAACTGAAACATTTTCAATGCATTCTATATTCTCTACAGGAATCCAATTCATTTCGCTAGCATTGAAAATTTCGTAAGATTCATTTATTTCTGAAGCAGATGCAAATTTAACAATACCATCTATCTTACTAAGAATATAAGTGTTATCAACAAACCAGTTGCTATTTATTTGGTATATAGAAGAATTTTTATTTTCTACAGAAATATTAAGTACCTCTGTTTCCTTTGTTTCTATATTATTTATTGATACAAAGTCGTCCTCTGGAATACCAGATAGATAAATATCTTCTATATTTATAGTAAGAACTTTGTCGCCCTCCTTAAGTTCTTGGGCAGCGACATATCCATCTAAAGTTAAAACGTAGGTATCTGATGATGTTGATGTAAATCTTGGGAACCTTGGGGGGAAGAATGGTGGGAAGAACGGGAACCTTGGGGGGAAGAATGGTGGGAAGAACGGGAACCTTGGGGGGAAGAATGGTGGGAAGAACGGAGGGAAGAACGGAGGGAAGAATGGGAAAAACGGAGGGAAAAATGGAAAAAACGGAGGGAAAAATGGGAAAAATGGTGGGAAGAAAGGGAAGAACGGAAAAAACGGAAAGAATGGAGGAAAGAACGGTGGGAAGAACGGAGATACTGTAGTAACACTAGATGAATATGCTGACCATTCTCCTAGTCCATTTGCATTTTCCGCCCTTACTCTATATTGTTGAGATGTTCCGCCTTCTTGTGTTACTGTAACTGATGTTGATGTTGTATTTCCAGACTTAGCATCATTGCTCTCCCAATAATAATTAGTAATTGCTTTACCACCAGTAGATGGTGCAGACCAAGAAACTACGTCTTGCAGCGCTGTAGAAGATGATGCTGTTGGAGCAGACATGGTTGCTGGAACACCAGTAATTGCGATTGCTGCGCTATTCGATGATGGATCAGAATTTCCTACCGCATTAGTAGCAACAACATAAAATTGCATTGTTCCAGAATTAGGAGTTGGCAATCCTGTAATAGTTATTGGTGATGAAGATCCTGTTCCTGTGTATCCACCAGTTGTTGAATATACAGTATATGATGTTGCTGGAGCAGACCCTTCAGGCAAAGAAAAGGATACTGTGACAGCACCATTGTTAAATGCTCTATTAGTACCAACATCGGTAGCAACAACATTAATAGGTGGAGATGGCTGCAAAAAGTCGTTCTGCTGTGCAGATCTATTACCAGATTCTTTCTTAGCCACTTTTCTCCCTAATATCAGTAATCAGTATATCATATTAGGCTTTAAGATCGCCATAGACTATCCATGAATTCGACCCGCGTTTTAGTAGCGTGCAGGAAGACCATCTTGTCCTTAATTTTAATCCAGGAGTAGCATTTACGGTAACTCCTACTGCACCCGCTATAGTTACCTCTCCAGTATTTATTTGAAAAACATCAATACTTGAACCTACTGGATAATTTAGAGTCGCGTCGGCTGGTATTGTTACTGTAGTTGCAGAAGTACTGTCCATTTCGATAATATTATCTCTTAGCGTAAGCGCATCTAGGGTATAACTTGAAGTCTTAGGAATAAAGGTGGATATTGATGGTACTCCTACTTTAGTTTGTGTGCCATCAGACAGGGCTACGCCAGAACTTGCTGTAACAAGACCCGAAAATGTTGGATTGTTTACTGTAGATACTTGTGTACCAGAAACTGTAATATTTGTTCCAGCAGTTATTGTTCCTGCTCCAGAAAATTGAAATGCCGTTATGCTATCAGTACCAACAGTAAATGTTGTTGGGTCAGATACAATTAACACCCACCCAGAGCCAGCATTTAGCGTTCCTCTCTTAACAAATATATAGGCACCAGGAATTTCATCTACTTGATCACACAAACCGCATCTAGTTAAAATCCACGGAGTACTGCCATTTCCAACTTGTGTTAAATTATATCTACCATTTTGAGCAGAAGTAGATTGATTTTTAACTAGTACTCCATTCTGACCAGGAGTAGTAGATGATAATGTAACTCCATCTATAGTTGGGAATGCGCCGTTTGAAGTAGCCGTCAATGTGGCACCGACTCCATTTGTTCCATTGTTATAAGTAGCAGTAAGGTTGGCAGTAGTTGCAATTTCTACCGCTGGCTTTGTTTGAAGACCTTCTGAAGTTTCATCGACATACTGTTTTGTAGCAGCGTGCATAGCCTGAGTAGGATCTGCATGTAATGTAACAAAGCCTGTGAATGTATCTCCCGATTTACTTGCTTTACCATCAACAGTCGTTGATAATGCTCCCAATGCTGCTTGTGTGGCATAATCTTGCAAATTGGGTATTTTTATTGCTACGTCTACCCATTCAGTTCCAGTCCATACTTTTATAGGTTTAGCCATAGTTTAATTATATCCCATTATCAGGATTAATAAAAGTAGAATTATCTTCATCATAATTCCAACCAGGCATTACTTCTGTATTTTTTAATTCTAAAATTAATGGGTTCTGAGAAAATATTGCTGCAAATGCGTCATCAACCCATATACAATCAGCAACTACTCCATCTACAATGAAGGCAAATCTTCTGTTTGTTTCTCTATTCATCTTCCGCCTGCCACTTTCCTATAGGACATGATGCGTTTGGTAGTTTTACTTTTTGTGTCATGAAACACCCGCATTTTTTGCATTGCTTTGTAGTTTTTATTAATTCAGGACATATCAAACATTTAGACAGCCTATAGTCCTGAATCTCTTCAGAAACCTTAGAAATATTTGGATTTATTAAATCCCAAGGCTTTGCTTTTTTCTTTTTAAACATTATAAAAACCTTTTTTTAGTCCAAAAATTATCTCTGTAGTATCCTCT